GTACATTAGGTAATGTCACAGTTACTGATGATGCAAACGTGGGTAATCTAAATGTAGGAAAACTAACAAACTTAGGTCCTGTTTCTAATGTTAGTATTACTGGTGGTAATGACGGGTATATTCTTAAAACAGACGGTACTGGTAATTTATCTTGGATCAGCACACCTAGTACACCTGCAAGCGGTAGCACAACAGAAGTTCAATTCAATGACGGTGGCGCATTTGCTGGTAATTCTGCATTTACATTTACTAAGTCTACTGGTAAATTGAAAGCAACATTATTTGAAGGTAATGGTGCAAGTTTAACAAACTTAGCGGCTGCAAATGTATCCGGAACAGTGGCTAACGCAACATATGCAACAAGTGCAGGGACTGCAACCAGTGCTACAACAGCAGGAACAATCACAACAAATGCTCAACCAAATATCACTAGCGTCGGTACATTAAAACGTTTACGTATCAGTAATGCAGGGTATAATGAAGTTGATTCATTTGCAGTTGTAGGTACCAGTCAAGCTGGTTACTTTTCAACAACTGATACTAGTTTTTGGATAACTTCTGCTCCTAATTCTATCAATCCTGACCGTAGTTCAGGTCCGGCAAATGTTGGATCTGGTTTTGAAATTGCACACGATATCAATCAAGTTACATTCCTAAATGGTGGATATCAAACTATATATACTAATCCCCATGGTGATTTGAAACCAAAGACAAGTGTAAATGGTGGAAGTTTAACAGGTAGTTTAGGTGGTAAGGCACAAGGCGTCGATTACGTATATAACATAACCGGAACACCGATAGCGGCGGTTTCGTTTGCAAGTGATTATTACGGTCTTTCACAAGATTATACTAGTGGCAGTGGTACAGGTGCATTATTTGAAGTATTTACTGTACCCGCTATAGGTGGCAATGCATACTCTGTTCTTGTAACTAATACCGGTCATGGTTATTTAGAAGGTGATACTGTCAGAATTAACGGTACACAACTAGGTGGAAATCGGTCACATGACGTAACCTTTTCGGTCTCACAAACATGGGATGCATATTGGAGAAATCTATATGTAGGTGATGTTAACTTAAACAATGGAGTTGGTGATTGGACATTGATGGCCGGTGCAGATGGAATATACTTGCGTAATAATGACAATGGCAATAAGTATAAGATAACAATGACAGCAGTACCGACAGGTGGACCTACTCCCCTAGGAGAATAAGATAAATAAGAGTGTTCGCTCTTAAATGAGAGTTTACGCGGAGGTCAACCGCGTAGGCCTAGAACGCCAACTAACTTAAAGGAAAAATAAAATGGCAGCAAGATTAAACAAGAAATTTTTCGGTAACCGTAACATCGGTACCGGTGGCGACCAGACTACTGGCAATCTATCAAACAGTCAAAACTACAATGATGACCGTATTGGTGGTGAAGGCGTAGCAAGCGTAACAGTTAACACAGTAGGCGCATATACTTCTGGTTTACCGACAGCAACATTCAGCACTCCTGATCTTCCGGGTGGTGTTCGTGCTACTGGTATCGTTCATGGTAATGGATTATCATCAGCTACAACAACCAATGGTACAGGATATTATGTAGGTGATGTATTGACTGTAGTAGGTGGTACAAAGGTAGCGGCAGCCACTTTCCCAGTTTCAGCTATCGTAGGTCTTGGTACACCAGGTATTACTAACGGTGGTTCATTGTATGATGTTACAAACGGAACTGAAGGTGACAGAGTTACATTCACTCACGCTAACTTATCACAAGCATTGCGTGTTCGTATTACAGCAGTTTCTGGTAGCACTGCAACTAGTATTGCAGTTGAACAACAGGGTATCTGGACAGGCACAGGCGCTTTCCCAACAAGCATGGCAGGTGGGGTAAATGGTTTTACTGCTACAACAACAGCTAGAAGTGGTGGCGATAATAACGGTACCGGTCTAGTATTGAGTTTCACTGGTTCAAACTGGGGCTTATACTCATTTGGTACTGTGGTAGTTCAAGGTGACTATACTGTAGCGGCAAGCAATCCAGCTAGTTTCTCAGGTGGTACTGGTACAGGTGCAGCCGCAACTATTACTTACGGTGTTAGCGGTATTGTAGTTACAGAAAAAGGTTCTGGTTACACAACAGTAGCAGATGCCGCAATCACTTTCAGTAGTGGTGCCGCAGCCGCAACTCCAGTATTAACTACTGATGACGGTGTTCCTTATAGCGCAGGTAATCAAGAAAATGCTTTGATTCCATACGCATACATCGGTGGAAGTCGTAAGATTGTTGATATTATCGGTCAAAAAGGCGCACGCCGTTACAAAGTAACAGACGGCTCAAACGTAGGATTGTGCAACTTAAAAACATCAGCCGCGGCAAATGCAGCCGGTGAAATGGATTTGACTGCTTATGACAGTGCTGGTGGTGAATATTGGGTTAAGAAAATCAATAACCGTCGTTGCACAGTTGTTCGTAAAGCAGGTGGCAGTGGTGGTACACAATTTGCTACTGATTCAAGTGTTCCATGGACATTAGATGCGGCAACAGTAAACATAACAGTTAAAATCAATAACGCTTAATTTTAACTCAACCAACAAAAAAGCCGCATCATGCGGCTTTTTTTATGAGACTTTCTAGTTTATCTTTTACTATATCAAAGTTAACTGTATTGAATAATCCACTATGTAATGGCTTTGGATAATGATGTACATCTACCCAGCAGTAACCTAAATGTTCTTCATTTAATGTAGGGATGAATTCATCATCTATCTTACAAAAGAATGTATGATATGTGAATACGTTATTAACAAACTTTTGAATGGGTATGAGTTTAGCATCACTAGGGAAATAATTTATTTCTTCAATACATTCACGTTCTAGACCTTGAAATAGTGTTTCATCTTTTTCTAATTTACCGCCGGGGATACCCCAAATGTTTACACCCCTTTCTTCATTGCGAAGAAGGAATAAAAATCTATTGGTATTATTAGCGTAGAAGAATACGCCTGCTGATATACTTTCTTTTTTACTCATACATTGATTTATCATATATGAGCAGTGTGCTTAAATTACTACTGAGAAATCTCCGGCTGCATACCAGCCTTCATATGATTTAACCCAAACACCATCAGTATATCTGTACTGTACATTAGTTGTTAAATTAGTTACAAACTGGACATTCGCTTCAGCTTGACTATCAAAGCTTACATTCCATTTTGTACCATTGTATTCAATAATATCATTTGCATTAGCAATAACATCACCCCAAGCAGGAGAAAACTCAGAGTTTTCTGATCCTATGCTATCAATGATTAGATATCGTTGACCGGCACTTGCTGTTGGTAATCCTGATTCAGGACCTTTGTGTTGTGGATTGATAATGCTATTAACGGAATCAAGTGTATTTTGCGGCAAAGTATCAACATCAATAGTGTATGTTAATAATCTGTCATCAATTGGATTTAAACTAATTGTACCCACAATGTCAGTAGACATATATGGATTCTGCAACCAAATCTGACTGATACCTGATTGTACATTACCGTAGACGTTTAAAAAAGAACTCCATTTAATATCTGTGTTTGGATTCTCTTCGGGGAAATTGATATCATTGTTAGATGGTGTAAAGGGAACACCGTCAGGTAAGATTTGTAACGTGTTGTTAATTAAGAATATTTTATATCCATATGGTGTTACTTTTTGTCTTGTACCTAATAACAAATGGTCATCTTGCATGTCAGTCAATGCATTGCCTTTAAAGATACTTGCAATGATTTTATGAATAACACCCATTTTCTTAGCTTTAGCACTAGCACTAATCCAGATAGGCATATAGAATTTCCAACTCATAATATCAATTGGATTACCTGAACCCATTGGAATCTGTCTACTACTGAATGTTAATCCGTCTTGATATACCACTGACAACGATGTCCAGTCAATGAAATTGTCTGTACTTTGTATTTCCATGCTTGGATTAAACAATATACCAAGTTGTTCAATTAATTCTAGTTTTTGTTGATAGTTTGTCGTCCAAAAGTCTACATTAATACGTAGTGTGTACGGTACAGGCATCAATCGTTCAACTGTAAACGCATCACCCTGAACATTTTCAAATGTTTGTGTGTCCTGATTGAATGCTCTACGGCGAACAGTCATTTTGTCAACGAATGTAGGATCCTGTGTACGTCTTTGGTCATATTCAAGTCCGGTCACATAATATGTGATTAACGGTGCGCTAGGCATACTGCTAGGACTGTTGTTCGCTTGTATCACTGCGGCTTGTCTGCTACTATCACCGTATTGAATAGGAACACGGACAATGATATCATTTCCTGCAGGGTCTTTACCTTTTGTAACTTGCCAGTCACTAAAGATTCTAGCAAATTGAATTAAGAATCTGCGTATTTGATTGTCATAAAAGTAATTTGCCATTGATATCCTTAATCAGGCGTGATTGTTAGTATTGTTGATAGACCTTGTAACTCATTAATAGTCGTACCATCAATCAATGTTGTTTGATTGTTGTTATTTATGAAGCTATTCAACTGGTTCTGATTTTCGGTACTACCGAAGCCAGTGTCTGTTTGTACTTTCTCAGATATACCAATCCATAAGCTACCATCCCAACGGAATAGTTTCTGCGGCGCATAATCTAAACGTAAGAAGTAATCTCCTACTTTTGGATTGTCTGGGAATGTAATTCCTGAGCCGAAAGGTACACCGTTTGGTGCTGTGCCATCTCCTACCATATAACCACTTGTATATCCTAATCCTCTTGGTGTAGCCTGTTCAACAAATACAAATCTTGGATCAGCATCTGCTCTAAAGTCCATAACATTGCGGTCAACGATAGTACCAGTAAAACTATCCAATGTCGGGTCTTGGTCAGCAGTAGAGTATGTGTTGTCAGTTGTACCATAAGGTGCAACGATATCACCTAGTGCTTTAGCAGTTAACACAATAGTAGGTTCCATGCTACCACTACCACTCGCTGTTTTGTCAGGTTCTATTTTAGCTAACTCTAAACTTAACTTAACAAATGCTTTAAGTGCAGATGATACTTTAGCCTGCTCATTAACATCTTTCAATGCGGCAATTGTAATTCTAATAACAGGTGCCTCACCATATTGGTCAAGCGTGACAACTCCGGGTCTAGGTGCTAATTTGGGCAATGTAACATTCTTTGGACTAGCCGGTTTATTGTTGTCATCAGTTGGTGCAACATATAATTGACTACGATTGTATCCTGATGTAGGTAACTGACGCTTAGCCTCTGCAATCATTGCTTCATTTACTGCAATATTTTTATTATAACGTCCTAATATATCTTTTAAGTTATCAACAGTATCTAACTCCCAGTATGTAGTATCAGTGCAAGGTGTACCTACAGGTACATTTGACTTAGCAACATAATTCTTGTCACCGTAGCTTACTACATATCCAGGAGGATATATAGTTGTCTTATCCCAGTCACCTAAGTAGGTATCTGTGTTAGTTGGTGTCTTAAGTATATTACTAAACTCTTGACTATCTACTAATGGTTCACATTTGATGCGCCATAGATGAGGATACCATGTGCTACTGAACCCTTCACTTGCGAAGTTAGCGTCTGTTACTTGATAATATCTACGCAATGATGTAGGAACTAACTCATTTAATGGATGATAGTCTGTTAAATGCGGCAACTCAAATACATCACCAACCATTAACTTACGACCAATTAACTCTATCATCTTGTTGTAATGAACTGTGACGAAGATAACGTCATTGTTTAAAAACAATCCAAACTGACTTAAATCAAAGTCTAGATTTTGTACATTGTAATGTCCGCGTAATCTGTAAATGTTGTTGTCATATTTGCGGTCACGGTTCTCTAAGAACAACAAATCTTGTATGCTTGTAGGATCAAGTCTATCATGTCTGGGTTGTGATAAATCCTTAGACGGACCTGAATCTGTCACCCCTAAGTATTTGTGTATGTACAAGTCGGTCCCGCCAACATCAAACATTTCTGATATATTCTTATCAAAAAAGCGATAATCGTTGGATTTTTGGCTACGGTAAAGGGATAGTTTCGGCAGATTACTAGTATTTATCGTAAAGTATTACCATTTTGTGCTTGACAATTAATGGTCAATCATATATAATAATGAAATCGTAACAGGAGTAACTATGGCAACACGTAAACCCAAAGCAACATCAGACCACTTTATTAAAGCACTGAATCCTCGGGACGCAGACCAAAAGTACATGGGTGACGAGCCCTACTTTCCGTTGCAACCTGATTCTGATGGTCGTAAGTTAGCACTAGTTAACAGTTTCACATGGTACAATCGTTTCTATGGCAAAAAGGATGCTAAAGAACTATTGTGTCAGTATTTGGATAGCCATGAACGAACCGGTGATGCAAAATATTTGCGTAAGGTGCATGAGTCAGAATTTATTATGACAATTTGCTGGTTATCACGTATGAGTTTGCGTGGTCTTGAACTGAACGAACATGAATCAATTACATTAGAGAATGAAATTAGCCGACTGTTGAAATTGGTTCACAAGCCAGAAGTCGTTGAAAAAGAGCCTACGAATCGTCCTAACATTCAGGAACTGATGCGTGAAAAAGCAGGCGAAGCCGCAGGTGAACTTGAAGGTTTGCTTGACGAGTACATTACTACAGGTAAGACTACACAAAAGACAGTTGACATTGTTGCAAAATTTAATGTCATGCCACAACATATCCCTATCATTGTTGAGATTTGGAAGCGCAAAGCAGAAGAATTCAATGAACTGAGTGAAGGTACAGATAAAGACCTGAACGAGGCTTATGCGTTCTTAGGTAAGGTTCAAGTGCGTAATCTTATCAAATTTGTAGATAGTGTCCTAGGTGACTTGAACAGCTATATCTCAATTAAGAAAGCAAGCAAAGCACCTCGCAAACGTAAAGCAGTTCCTGTTGAGAAGATTGTTGCTAAGTTGAAGTATTTGAAAGAATTCAAGGATCCAGTTAACAAACTTGATTTGATTAGTGTGCATCCTACTAAGTTGCAAGGTGCAAGCGAGGCGTGGGTTTATGACACCGCAAAACGCAAAGTGCATCATTACATTGCTGACGAGTACAGCAAGTCCTTTACAGTTAAGGGCAATACAATCCTAGGCTTTGACAGTAATGCAAGCGAAGTCAAAACATTGCGTAAGCCGGGTGAACAGATTAAAGAACTAATGGGTAGCAAACCTGCGGCACGTAAGTACTTTAAAGAGATTAAAGCAGTAGCAACTGCGCCTAATGGTAGGTTCAATGAGAATATGATTATTTTGAAAGCATTCTAACATGACAGATATTGAAAAACGAATGTCAGAGTTGATAGAACCTATCGACCGACAAATTATGATGTGCGATGACCGACGTGATTTGCTTATGCTTAATTGCGCTATGCTACAACGTGTGATTGAACTCTTTGATATGCTTATTGGAGAAGAAGGTAGAAAAACAATGTTAAAGGATAAAGTATGAGTGTAGATTTAAACAAATATAGCGATTTTGTAAAGGCTGTGACAAGTAAACCAAGCAACGACTTAACAACCTTCATGGACCGATGTGATGAACTAGACGGTAACTTTGACGATGCAACACAAGAACATGGTCCAGATATTAACGTTCCTTTGTTACTTACTGCATGTCTAGGATTAGCCGCAGAGTCAGGTGAATTTATTGAGATTCCTAAGAAGATATTCTTTCAGGGTAAAGCACTAAGTGAGGATAACGTATTTCACATGAAACGAGAACTCGGCGATATCATGTGGTACTGGATTAATGCTTGCAGGGCACTCCGACTAGATCCTAATGATGTGATTGCTGAGAACGTAGAGAAACTCAAAGCACGTTATCCCGGTGGTGAGTTTAATGTGTTTAATAGTGAGAATCGTCAACATAACGATATTTGATATCCCTGTTTACCTGATAAATACATACATATCAGGTAAACAACATGGCAACAGCACTTTCACTACAAGAATTAAAAGAGGGATTGTTTAAGAATCTAGAATTGCGTCTTGGCGGCGGAATGATAGATATTGAACTTGATCCTGCACATTACGAAGCCGCATACAAATATGCACTTCAAGTTTATCGTCAACGTGCCCAAAATTCAACAGTAGAATCTTATACATTGATGGGTTTAACTGCACACGTTAACACTTATACTCTTCCCGACGAATTTATCAACATAAGACAAGTTTTTCGCAGAACTATTGGGTTAGAAACAGGACCAAGCTCCAGTAGTTTCGATCCATTTAGCAGTGCAATTCTTAATACATATTTGCTTAATTATAATCATGCAGGTGGTTTAGCAACCTATGACTTTTACGCAGGATATATTGAATTAGCCGCACGTATGTTTGGTGGGTATATTGTATATACATTCAATCCAGTAACAAAGCAAATCAAATTAGTACGTGATGTAAAGGCAACTGGTGAGCAGATATTGATTTGGGGTGACTTACAACGTCCGGAGGCAGAATTATTACAGGATTCGGGATCAGGTGTTTGGATTGGGGACTTTACCTTAGCTACACTAAAACTAACTTTAGGTGAAGCACGTGAAAAGTTTGCTAGTCTAGCCGGTCCCGGCGGCGGCACAACGTTAAACGGTACCGCACTTAAAGCAGAAGGCTCGGCAATGCAAACCCAACTCATTGATGAGTTAAAACGATATGTTGACCATAGTCAACCGATGACATGGATTCAAGGTTAACCTAAATACTAGCATATGTCATCTCAAAGTAATACAATCAGTGCTACAGGAGAACGTATGATTATAGGGGTGACAGGATTGATTGGTAGCGGCAAAGACACTATTGCTGACTATCTAGTAACCAATCATAAATTCAAACGAATAAGTTTTGCGGCAAGTCTTAAAGATGCAGTAGCAAATGTCTTTGGCTGGGACAGAGACATGCTTGAGGGTACAACTAAATCTAGTCGTAAATGGCGTGAGCAAGTTGATCCTTGGTGGAGTGTCCGATTAGGCATCCCCGAACTTACACCGCGTTGGGTATTGCAACAATGGGGTACAGAAGTATGTCGTTCTAACTTCCATGATGATATTTGGGTTGCAAGTGTAGAGAACAAACTACGACAAACTAAGGATGATATTGTCATTACTGATTGTAGATTCCCTAATGAAGTAAATGCTATAAAAAGCGCTGGAGGAATTACATTACGTGCGAACAGAGGCCCTGAACCTGAATGGTATGATGCTGCCAAAGCATATAATAAAGGACCAAATGGCAATAGTCTATGGTCTATTAGTAAATCAAAACTAGACAGAGCAAAGATCCATGCAAGTGAATATTCAAGTGTAGGCTTAGAATATGATTACCATATTGATAACAACGGATCAATTGACGATTTACACAATACAATCAGTCAACTTCTAAGTCGCCACGACGCCAAGGAACGTCTTTTCGCTTAACTACCTCAATACAATTGAGACATACTGTACGTAGATTCGTAAATGTAGTATGTTCTAAGTTTCCGTCTATGTGAAACACTGTAGTTTGACTAGGATATAAACTCTTAAAGCCACATAAATCACATGTGGCTTTTTTCTTGTACCCCGCTTTTTGCCAACTAGGTTCTCTTGGCTTAAGCTTATTCTTCTTACGACCACATTCATCACACATGCTACGATAATGTGTGACCCATTCACGTTTGTAATTTACAGCAGTATTGTTCTTGCCGCATGTCTTGCATATTGGTCTCATACTATATTTAGCACAATAACCTTCGAAGGTACGCTAAACACCCGTTTTTTAGTATTATTGCTAAATATTAATACGACTAGGGCGTTAACCCTCACAATCATAACATAAAGGAAATTCAAAATGGCATTAGTATCACCAGGAACGCAAGTAACAATCATTGACCAAAGTCAATATTTACCCGCAGCCTCTAGCTCAGTTCCACTATTAGTAGTAGCAACAGCCACAAACAAATTAAATGCAGCCGGAACAGCAATCGCTGCCGGTACAACACCGGCTAATGCTGGCAAATTATATCAGATTACAAGTCAACGTGACTTGACTACATTGTTTGGCAATCCGTTCTTCTATAAAACAACATCAGGTACACCAATTCACGGTTACGAATTAAATGAATACGGTTTGTTAGCCGCTTATTCATTAATGGGTATCTCTAATCGTTGCTACGTTCTACGTGCAGACATTGACTTAGGAAGCTTAGTTGGTACTTTGGCTCGTCCAAAAGGTGATCCAGCAGACGGTACATATTGGTTAGATACAACTAACTCAACTTGGGGTATCTATGAATTTAATGCCGCAACAGGCAAATTCGGTAATAAGGCTCCACTCGTAATCACAGAAGATGCATATTTGGGTGATGGTAATGCTCCTCTAACTAGCATAGGTAATATTGGCGACTACGCAATCAATTCAATGTATCAAGTATCTAGCAACCCAATTGATGACGGACAATACTGGTACAAAGCACCTAGTAATGTTTGGGTAAGATTGGGTTCTAAAGATTGGAAAAAATCAGTACCGGCAGTAACTTCTGCTGTCCCTACTCAATCACTAGAAAATGGTATTTTCTATATTACATACAATATCAACGGTGTAGATGAATTTACTGCTACAGTAACTATCGGTGGCGGCACTACAGTAGGAGATGTTGCAGATGCTATCAATGCTTTAGGTATTTCATATTTAAGTGCTAACGTAGTTCAAGGTCGCTTATGCATATATTCAAGTAGTCCTGAATCATACACTAAAATGACTTTTGAAGCCGATGAATCTTCCCCTAACATTTTAGATGCAGATTATCTAGGTATTAGTTCAACAGTAGTTTACTGGCAACCAGCAGTATCATATGGTACTTCAAGTCAAATGCCATTATGGACATCTAAACAAGATACACCAAGACCAACAGGCAGTGTATGGATCAAAACAAGCGCAGCAGGTGCAGGTGTTAATTTAGTATTATCTCAATTTAAGAAATCTTCAGGTGTATTTGTTTCTAAGAAATTAACAGTTTATAGTTCAATTGGTGAAGCTAATTACAAATTAGATTCAGCTGGTGGTAAAAATATCGTTGCCGGCACAATGATTGGAGACTTCGGTTTTGAATCAGTTTCTCCTGGAAGTCCAATGTACTTCTACGAAAGAGCATTTGCAGGTCCTACAATTGTTACTGGTACTACACCAAATCCAACATTTGCACAAAGTGCAAGTTTCATTGTTGTAGTAAGTATTCCTAATTCTGCTTCCGGAAGTGATACTTATACAGTTACTTTACCAAGCTCAGGTACACCTGGTGCAAACGAGTTTGTAACAGCTTGGACACAACAAAATATTCCTTATACAACTGCTAAAGTAGTCAATGGATACATTCAATTAACTCACACTGCGGGCGGCGACATATTGATGGCTTTAGCAGGTAATACTACTAATCCAACAGTATTAAATACTGCAGGATTTCAACCAGGTGTAAATCCTAAAGTTATTAAAGGTTCAGTTGGTGGTGGAACAGCTACTAATGCTCCTCAATACTCAACTAATAATTCAGGTGCAGGTGCATACTTCAATGTTAGTGCAATTGGTAATTATTACAATGTAAATAGCGTTGTATCCGGTGGTACTGGTTACGGTATTGGTGATACTATCACTATTAGAGGTAGCAGTTTATTTGGTAGCAATGGAACAAACGACTTAGTAGTTAAAGTCATAGAATTAGTACCAACCACAACTACAATTCAATCAGTGGCATATGTGTCAGGTGCACCTAGCATGGGTTATGTGTATCAACTAACAAACTGGAAGAGAATTGAGTACACTGCAAATGAAGGTGCTCCTTATGCAAATCCTCCAACAAATACTAACTGGTATTACAGTGCAGTTGACCAAGTTGATATCATGGTTCAACGTAACGGTGTGTGGAAGGGTTACAGAAACGTAGCATACGAAAGTACAGGACATCCAGTATCTGCTGGTAACCCAGCATCAAATGCAACCGATGTTAACGGCGTAATTATTGCAACAGATGCTCCAGAAACACAAAGCAATGGATTGACTGCATTAGCATATGGTGATTTATGGTTAGATAGCAACGACTTAGAAAACTATCCAGCACTATATCGCTGGCAACAAGTTGAAGGTGTTGACAAGTGGGTAGCTATTGACAACACAGACCAAACAAGTTCAGCAGGTATCTTGTTTGCTGATGCACGTTGGGCAGGTTCTGGTTCAGTTGATCCAGTCAATGATCCTATTCCAACAACTAAGAGTTTGCTAACAAGCAACTACTTAGACTTAGATGCACCGAGTGCTACTTCATATCCACAAGGTATGTTGTTATTCAACACACGCCGTTCAGGTTACAATGTAAAAGCATTTAAGAAAGATTGGTTCTCAGCAGCCAAGTTCCCAGACGATACATTACCTGTTGTAACAAATGCATGGGTAACAGTAAGTGGATTGAAATCAGATGGTTCAGCTTACATGGGTCGTAAGGCACAACGTAATCTAGTTGTTCAAGCAATGAAGGCAGCTATTGGTACTAACATGGCAATACGTGAAGAAGATACATTCTTAAATCTAATTGCAGCTCCTGGTTACCCAGAACTACAACCTGACATGGTTGAATTGAGTAATGAGAGAAACAACACTGCATTCGTTATTGGTGACACACCAATGCGTTTACCAGACTCTGCTACTGAAATTACAGCATGGGCTAATAACACCAAGATGGCAACAGCAACAGGTGAAGATGGTCTAGTTGGACGTAGTGAGTATATGGGTATTTTCTATCCATGCGGTATCTCAACAGATTTAACAGGTGCACAAGCAGTTGTTCCGGCAAGTCACATGATTTTACGTACCATGTTGCGTAACGATACAATCGCTTATCCTTGGTTAGCTCCAGCAGGTACACGTAGAGGTACAATTGATAATTGTACTAACATCGGTTACATTGACGCGGCTACTGGTGAATTCCAAGTAGTTAAGAATCGTAACAGTATCCGTGACGTATTGTACACAAATCAAATTAACCCAATGGCGTTCTTCACTGGTGTCGGCTTACTAAATTATGGTAACAAGACAAGTAAAGACACAATGAGTGCATTGGATCGTATTAACGTAGCTAGATTGATATGTTATATCCGTGAGCGTCTACAAGTTGTTGCTCGTCCGTTCGTATTCGAACCAAACGATGCATTAACACGTAGTCAAATACAAGGTGTTGTACAAACATTGTTTATTGACTTAATTGCAAAACGTGGTTTATATGACTTCTTAGTTGTATGTGATGACAGTAATAATACTTCTGACCGTATTGACCGTAACGAATTGTATATTGATATTGCAATCGAACCAGTTAAGGCAGCAGAATTTATTTACATTCCAGTTCGTATTTTGAACACTGGTGGAATCGCTAAATTAAAATAAGATAAATATATTTAAGGAGACATAAACATGGCATCAGTATCAGCGGCATTATTTAACATGACAGTGGGGGCAGACAATGCGCCTAGCGCCCAGGGTCTGTTGATGCCCAAATTACAATATCGCTTCAGAGTATTGTTTGATGGATTTGGATTGGGCGGTGCAACATCAGAATTAACTAAACAAGTTATTGACGTTGCAAGACCTCAAGTTCAATTCACAGAAATTACAGTACCAATTTACAACTCAACGTTGTATTTGGCTGGTAAACACAATTGGCAAACAACTACTATCAATTTACGTGATGATGCTCAAGGCAACGTTGCTAAATTAGTTGGACAACAATTACAGAAACAAATGGACTTTGTTAATCAAGCAAGTGCAGGCAGCGGACAAGACTATAAGTTCACAGTTCGTTATCAAGTACTTGATGGTAACAACGGTGCAAGTGCTCCTGGTGTATTAGAAACATGGGAATTATATGGATGTTTCTTACAAACAGTTAACTACAACACATTAAACTATGCAACAAACGAACCAGTTACTATCGCATTAACAGTTCGCTTTGATAACGCAATTCAATCTCCGGTTGATTCAGCTGGTGTTGGTATTAATGTTGGTAGAGGTGTAGGTACATCAGTCACTGGTTTTGGTAGCTAATATCTAATATCAAATGGCTGGTCTTTTTGAGCAAATCATAGGAGAATCCCCTAGTAGTTTCATTCATGGAATTGCTAAGGGATTTTTTAGTACAGACTATGTACGTGATTACCAACATGCGTCAACTACATTCAGAACAGCAGGGTATGCAAACAGCCCTAAATTCAAATTTCTCTTTCACGTATATTTTGATATAAATCCTCAACTGAATGCTACAAATATTCCTTATGGATTAACAGTAAAATCAGTTGATTTGCCTAGCTTTACATTTGATACTCATGTTATGAATCAATATAATCGTAAACGTGTAGTGCAAACTAAAATAAAATATAGTGATATCAATATCACGTTCCATGACGATAACGCTAATACAGTGCGTAATATGTGGTATAATTACTACACATATAACTACAAAGATCCAAGTAATTTTACAACTGATGGCAAAGCCAAAACTAGTTATCATGGACCTAGATTAAATCAACAAAGAAACATATACGATAATTTAGACTCAGCCAATGAAGGTATTTCTTGGGGTTATGATGGTAGTCGCAGTGAAAACGGTGATGGCTTTAAACAAGATTTCTTTAACGTAATCAACATCTATGGCTTCAATCAAAATAGTTTTGTTTGCTACCAGTTAATTAATCCAATCATTACAAGTTTTAAACACGATAACTACGACTATTCACAGGCTAATGGCACAATGACTAATACAATGACTATAGCATATGAGTCAGTAAAATATTATGAAGGTGGTATTGATGGTAAGGCATTACTCTCCGGTGGTGGGGGTGGAAATAATACTACTGATGACTTTGTTACAGGTGGCGGATATGACAAGACTCCAAGTCCATTGGGTTCAGCAACCTCTTCAAGCATCATGGGTCCTGGTGGATTATTAGATAGTGCAGGTGGAGTGTTATCCGACATTCAAAATGGTAATTACTTGGGTGCATTGAAGAAAGCAGGTAGTATTGCACAAACATTCAATAGTAAATCCGGAATTGTTAATGCTATTAAGAGTGATGTAAAAAGTTATGTAACTCCAGCAATAACTCAACAAGCACAATCAGGTGCGAAAGCTTTATTCCCCTCAGGAAAAAATAGCACAAATAACCCATCATCAATAATGTAATATTATGGCAAATACAATAGATTCAAGTACTAAAAAAATCAAAACATTTGATGAAGTTTATAATGATTCCTTGAATATCAATGGTGCAGAGTATGATATTGTCTATAGTTATTTCAGAACAATATCTAATACAACTGCAATAGCAAGTAATTTTACATTATATTTGTTTAGAATTTCAGCCGCAACAGGAATATCAGTACTTGAATTACTAGATAATTTCAGAGGCAAACCTACATTTGAAGTTACTGGTGATATGGCGTATTATCTGAACACAATGAAGTCTAATGCTACATTGTATGGTATTACTCAATTACCAACTCCTAATCAACCAGTACAACGCAACATCGTGGTATGAGCAAATTTGCCCAAGGTATCTTTGAAGTAAGAAACCCTGAAAAATATTTAGGTAACGGTAAACCTAGATTCAGATCGGGTTGGGAAATGACATTTATGATGTTCTGTGATAACAACAAGAGTGTTATTAAATGGGCAAGTGAATCAATTAGAATCCCCTATCGTCATCCATTCACCGGTAAAGTCACTACATATATACCTGACTTTTTTATAGTATATCAAAACAAACATGGCAAAACTATTGCTGAAGTAGTTGAAATCAAACCCAAGAAACAAAGTCTTATTGAAAGCAAAGTGGCAAGTGCAAGAGATAAGATGGTAGTAGCAATCAACCATGCTAAGTGGACAGCAGCCAATGCATACTGTAAAGCACAGGGTTTTAGCTTTAGAGTAATCACAGAAAACGACTTGTTTTACAACGGCAAAAACAAGTAATAAATACTGCTATATGGAAAAGCAGTATGACCAAAAAACTCACTGAATTATTTGAATTAGAAGAAGACAATTCCTCTGTAAATGAGGAATTAATACAACATGCCGAAATGGATATCATCACCACAGAAACATATGATACATTATCTAAGATTGAAAATGCATTACCTCAAGTACGTGGCTTAGAAGCTAGCGATACTGAGATGGATTCATTAGCTGAGTTAGCTACTAGCAGTTATAAAGACTTGATGGATTTAGGTATGCAAGTAGACAGTCGCTTTGCTAGTGAGATATTCAATAGTGCAAGCAGTATGCTTGGACATGCTATTACTGCTAAGACAGCAAAGATTAATAAAAAACTGAAAATGCTTGATTTACAGCTTAAGAAAGCACAATTAGACCATAAGATTAACAGTAAAACTGAAGAAATTGAGTCTACTCCTTTAGGAGAAGGTAGCTTAGTAGACAGAAACGAACTACTAAAGTCTATCCTAGCCAACAATAAAAAAACGTAAAAAAGATAAATATTACATAGGAAAACATAATATGAAAAGCCTTCGCTCTTATCTAACTGAAAGTGTACGTACATACCGTTACACTATCAAAATCGCCGGTGATATTGACAAAAACTTTGTTGAAATGTTCAAATACAACTTGAACAAGTTTGACCCAGTATCAGTCAGTGACCCAAAGTCTACCCCTATCGTTAAGTCCCCATCAGGTTTCCCTGACTTGGCAAATGAAGCAGTACACATCATCAAAGCAGAGTTCAAGTATCCAGCAACTGAGCCAATGATTCAACAAATTGCTCAATTATTAGGTAAGAACATCAATACAGTTAGAGTTCTAACTACTGATTACGATGATAGTATCAATGCAGAGAATGACAAGTATGCTAATGAAATCAGTGATGAGAAGAAAAAAGCCCTGCTAGACACTCCTGAACTAGAAGATAACGGCAAAGAAGCAAGCAAAGAATATGCAAATCAGTACTTAGACAAAGTACTACCAAAGAAACCAAGTATTGATATTCCTTTCTCTGGTAAGAAAACAGCAACAATCAAGAACACATCAAAAGACGGCATTCAGACTAAGAGTCCAATGTCTAACATGAAGCGTCCTCCTAAGCCGTCTACTGGAGCTAACAAATGATTGACTTTAATACAAGCCAACTAACGTGGATAGTTATCGGTGCATGTAGTCTAGGAGGTACTGGTTACCTCACCGTCAATTCTAGCATGGTAACAATAGATAAGAAAGTTGAAATCAACAGTACTAAAATGGATGCTGTATCTGACAAGGTAGCCGAACTTCAATCACAATTGCAACGCATTGAAGATAAGTTAGACAAGAGAAAATGAATATAAAAGAAATCATAGTCAACGAAGGTCGCGGTTCAAGTGGTAATCAAGATCCATATAGTGCCTTCCGAGACATTGGTGATTTTGCCGGTAGAGTTGGTTCAGATATAGTTGGTACTGGTAAAATGGTCGGCAATGCTGTAGCTGATACTTATAAAACAGCAACAGATCCAGAAACATATAAAAAAGCAGGAAACACTATTGCATCCGGAGCTAAATATGCCTATGACAATCCAGGAAAAGTAGCAAAAGATGCGGGAGAAGCATATCTTGACTATGGAAGAAGTGCTGGTAATTTCTTTACAAATCAAGGTCTTGATAAGGCTCTTGCATATGGTAGTTCAAAACTTAAAGGCACTGATTACGACAAAGAATTTCAAAAGCAACAGCAGATATCACGTAATGCTTATGCACGTAGTCCTATTGCAGCCAGCATTCCACAAACGGTTGATGACGCAATGAGAGCAGTCTCTAATGCCGCAACATGGGACCTTGCTGATAAAGCAGTTGCTGGTGTAGATTCTGTTCGTAAAGGTACCAAATACGATGACGAAGCAAAAGCACAGGATGCAGAAACAAAAGCAGCATGGGAGAGAAGTCCTAATGCTAGTATGGCAGGTACAATTGGTGGAAGTATGTTAGACCCTGCATTTATAGCAGGCGCTAAACTAACTGGTAAAGCGGCAACTAAACTATTACCTAAGGCTACTACAAGGACTGGTAAAGCGGCAACTGGAACAGCTAATTTCGGAGCTCAAACAGCCGGTGGTTTTACCGGTAGTAGAGCGGCATGGGATGCATCTGATAAATTACAAGGTAAGCCAATACAAGAACCCGAAACTGTTAAAGAAGATGAATTAACAGATATAAAAAGATTGTCTGGACAAAAAATTAAAGAAGGTGCACCTCACTTCAAAGTACCTGGCTCCCCGCATGTATCTGCTCCTCATGGAGTTGACATAGGTAATTTAGATCCCAATGTAAGAAAAGCGCAAGCAACATCTACAGAACCAAATAATGCTAGTTATCAAGACCGAGTAAGAGCCGCACAACAACAAAAAGATGCAGTAAAAAAATCTGGCCCAGTAGATCCAAAAGCTATTGATAACCCACAACAAGCGGCACAGCAAAAACAAATTCAAGCATTATCTGATAAGATATCAGCACAAGAAAAGGCTGCATCAGATGCTAAAGCTAGGTCAAGAAATATAAAGATAGCAACTGGTGTTGGTTTAGCAGCCGGTGGTTTGTATCTTAAAGATAAATTGACACCTGATTCTAAGTGGGCAAATACAGATGATTATGATGAATTTGTTAAAAAACAGCACCCTGAACGAGATGCAGGTACAAATCCAAACAAAGAACAAACACCAGCAATAAATACTATTAGCACTCCGCAAAACACAGATACTGATAACGGCAATATGTTTAGTAAAGAAACATTCAAGACAAATGAAAGTATGTCTGAGTTAGATAGAGTAAAACACTTAATGAATTATAGGAACTAAAGATGAAGATTAACGAACTTAATGAAGCAGGTGCACCGCATTTACCACCCGGGGCAAGAGGTACTCATTTGCCGGCGGTAGTAAAACCTACTCCACCGTCTACTATTTTTACAGCACCTGAACCAAAAGTAAACGCAAAACCAAATCCAACCGTAAAACCAGTCGCCGATATAACTGATGTCAAGCCTAAAGACGTTCCTAATAAACCAGCAGTTGATTTAAAGACTCAAAATGCTGCGGCAGCTGAAAAAGGTCCTCGTGGTAGAGGAGCAGCTGGACTCGCAACAGGCGCATTAGTTGGTCTTGGTGCAGCTAGCTTAATGTCACCAAACAAACAAAATCCTACAGCAAACACACAACCTGCAACTACCACTACTACAACACCGACAAACGTAGTGACACCGTCCCCAGTTAAACCAAAACCTAATTTAAATTACAAAGGTAGTGAAGGCTCACAGTCATTGATGGCATTGAACCCAGATAAAATTAAAAACGTTAACCAAATTCGTGCCGGTGACAGTATTGATTTAGGTGGCGGTAATATGTACAAAATACAAAAAGGCGACACACTAGACAAGATTGCACAACGTATGACAAGACAATCTGGACAAGCTAGAGCAGAACTAGATAAACCAGATTCAGTATTACCTAGAGAATTAGAAAAACCTCCAGAACCTGCACCAGTCGTAAATAATCCAGAACCTGCACCAGTAGTAAACACCCCGCTACCTGAGCCACGTGAAGCAGGTATTGCAGCCGCAAATGATTTACCATACACTCCACCTGCACCAGAGCCAGAGCCAACTCAGGCAGCTACAACTACATTACCTGAACCACGTGAAGCAGGTATTGCAGCCGCCAATGACCAAACATCTCCTCCCCCAGTAAAAGGTACTCCAGAAAATCCTTATGATAAGGGACCTGAAGTTAAGAGCACTACATCAGGTGAAACATGGAAAGACCGTGAAGGTAATGCAGTAAGAACACGTAGTGATGCTGAGATCGGTGATACTGATAGATTTGGTAGAGTAACTCCTGGCAGCTTTGATAAGAACAGAGAAAATGGCGAAAAGAATTTACAAGCTGTAAAAGATTTTGGTAATAAAGTTAAAGGTTGGTTTAAAGAATCAACGGAAGAATTAAACAGAATAAGAACACTTTCAGGAATGTCTAAATTAACAGAAGCTCCGGTGGCTCAACCTGCACCAACTACCGCAACAAATGCATCTTCACTAAGAACAATGCAAAACAACGCAGGCATACAAACCGGAACAACTGGACCAGCAGCTAAACCAGCAGTAACTCCAGCACCAAGTACAGCAATGAATGCATCTTCATTGAGAACAGCACAAAACAATGCAGGGATGCAAAAAGGAACAACTGGTCCGGCAGTAGCATCAGCAGGTGGAGGTCGTGGTTCAATCAATCCAACTATGCCAACAACACAGGCAGCTACAACAACACCAGCTCCATCAGCAGGTGGTGGACGTGGGTTTGTTAATCCAACAATGCCGAAAACGCAGGCAGCTACAACTAAGCCTGCTCAACCAGCAGGTCCAGCAGTTGGTAGTCAAGCACAAACCGCAAGTGGTGCAAATGAATTAGCTAAAAGAGGTATCATGGGCGGTCAACCCGCACCTTCTCAGGCAGCGAATCCAGCAACACCGGCGGCAGGTGTTGCATTCAATCAAGGAAATTTAGGAACAAAGGCACCGGCAGCAAATCCGTTACGTGGTAACTTCTCAACTGTGGGTCCAAGCACTACTAATCAAGCACAAGGTTTGGCAGGTAAAGATCCAACGCAACCAGCTAACCCAATGGCAGGGGTTGGTTATAAAAAGGATGTAGCTTTTAATCAAGGAAATCCAGCACCAACACAAGCCGCAACAACATCAACTGCTGGTTCCGGTTCAGCACAAGTAACACCACAACAAGCACCTGCTCAATCAGCAATGAATCAAGCAAGTGCTAATTTCCCAACAACATCAACTGCTGGTTCTGGTGTTGCTAATAACACTACAATGGCACCACAACAAGCACCGGCTCAATCAGCAATGAATATAGCAAGTAATACTCAAGCCGCAACAACTTCAGGTAGTCCGTTGTCAGGTATTAAATCAGGACTTGCTGCACCTTTAGGAAGAGACGGTAAACCAATGCAAGAAGTACCGTATGATGCTGATATGGAAGAATTTAACCGAGATAAAGCAGATATGAACGGTAAAGGTGTTCAACCAAATCAAGGTGGTCCTGAGACACAGGCAACCAGAGACTTTGAAGAATCAATTATGAGAGAATCAACTATGGAACTAAACTTACTTAAGAAATTTTCAGGCTTATCTGAAATCACAGAATCAGACGTTACTGTACACAAAGGTGACTATGGTAACAAATATGAACCTGAAGTTGTTCGTGACCAATATGGACATAAAATTGGTAAAGTCAATAAAGGCGCAGAAGCTAGTAAAGATGCTCCTAAACGTGGTCGTGGTCGCCCGACAAAAGGTGATAAAGATGAACACGGTAATGATACTAAGTTTGACACATCAGGCTTACAAGGCATGTTAGGCGGCAAACCAAAAGGTGAAGTTGGTAAGAAGTCTGTTAAGCATAGTCTTAAAGATTGGATTGAAGCGGTATCTGATAATATGATTAATGAAGCTGAAGATATAACAATGGAAGACACACATGTTATGCGAGCAAAAGACGGTAACTCTGCTAGCTGGTATGGAAAAAAGCACATGGGTGGCGGAGGTCAGTATCAACAACATAGAGATGATACAGCAAAGGCACTAAAAGGTTTAAGAGCATCAGGACAAAAATTAGCTGTAGGTGATACAGCTAAAGTTGGTGACCAAACATTAACACGTTTTGGTAGAGGTAAAGATAGTGCAGAGAATCGTGCATTTGATCCACAGATTGAAGAAGGTGAAGAAGAAAAGAAAAAAGAAAATACACCACAGTCACCAATATCTAAAGAGTTTAAACAAGTTTTCAGAATGAATCATAATAGACGTTCAGTAGAAGAAGGTGCGAAACCAGACTTCTTATATGTTGACAAAGATAAGAACAAAAAAGAGTCTTTTAAGAAGGCTGTTGCTGACAAAAAGAAGAATCCATTTGCTAAGAACGTTAAAGAGACAAAAGACTTACCAGGTGACCAAGATAACTTAGATGTTGCACCACCAAAAGGTAAATTAACAAAGGCTGACTTTGAAGCATTGCGTAAGAAGAAAAAAGTTTCTGAAGCACGTGTAATGGAAGAAAGCGAATATACATATGAAGCTATTGGTAAAACATTAGCACATGAAAATCCTACACTAGCGGTTAACTCTGATGAATTTGCTAACGAAGTATATCACGAAATGATTCAAATGGGAATGACACCAAAGTCTGCACATAATAAATTAAACCATGATCCAGACTTCTTGGGTGATGTTGCTAGCGCATACGAACATTATGTAAAACATAATAAAATTGATGAAGAAAGCGATCCAGCGGCCGGGTTGTCGAAAAGAGATATCAGTATACACACAGGTGCTGGTCGAGGAATAGGAGAACTACCCGGTGGTCGCGGCTTACCTGATCCGGCAAGAGTTAATCCAAATACACCTGCTCCGGCAGCACGTACAGCAAGCCCAGGTTGGGGCAAAGATGATTACAAACCATTAGTACCAGACACATCAAAAGGTCCATTCAAGACAGCAGTCAGTGATCCTGAAGGTGTTAAAGAAGCAGGTAGCTTTATCAGAAACTTAGCAGGCTCACGTAGAGCATTTGAAGGAAAAAATATGAAAGATGTACAGTTAGAAAGCTGGGAACAAGATTTAAATTCATTATTGAATGAAAATCTTACAATCAGTACAACAATTGATGACCAAGGTCATGACAGTGTAAATGTAAGTGCTACTGAAGGCAATGCACATGAAATCATTGAACTATTGCGTAATGCAGGTCTAGGTGGTTTAGGTGGCGCAAAACAAGAACATGGTCCAGAAGTTAACAACTATGGCTTACCAATGTCAGGTGACGAGCATCAAGGTCCAGAAGCACAACTAATTGCAGTTGGTGATCCTCATGCACGTGATTCAATGGGTGATGAAGGTGGCGATGACATGATGGCATTGATTAAGAAAATGACTGGTATTGAAGTTGGTGGCGAAGAAGGTCACGAAGAACAAGGTTCACATGACTATGAGCAAGAAGAAGGCGGTGAAGAACATGGTCATGAAGAACACAGTGAACACGATAGTGAAGAATCTGAAGAAGTAGATGAAGCTAATGACGGAAACCTAGCTAACAATGCTGAACCGTATGATGAAATTACTCAAGGTGACGTAGTTGCTGGTCGTTTGGGTAACGATGAACAAGGTGGTAAGGAAGAAGTTGACGAAGGACATGAAACTTGTAACGAATGTGGTGGCAGTATGTACGAAGGTCATACATGTGGTTCTGAACCATTAGAAGAATTTGCTAACAGTGCTGATGATACAGCAGACCAAGACTTAGAGTACATGATGAAAACTATAAGTGGTGGTTTGAATGGTCAAAAACGTGACCAATCTACAGGACCAATTATTAAAATTGTTACAGCAGAAGGTACACTGATGAAAGACAGCACAGATTTGTTGTCTGATTTTAGGAAACTAAGCGGAATCTAAGTAATTCTCGCATTTAATAGCCCGATGTTCTCGGGCTATTTTTTTGGCTTTAAAAACGATAAATACAATATAGGGCATAATTATGGCACAAGAAAATATTAACGTAGGCGCATTTCCAAACGATCCGGCAGCGGATCCAGTTAGAATTGCGTTTTTAAAAGCACAAAACAATTTCTCAGAATTATATGAGACTACATTTTCTTCGGGTGTAGTGAGAGTTATAGGTGGAGAAGGATTAAATCAAACATCACAAACCGGAATCGTAACACTTAAAGCAAATATTGCTAAAGTAACCATTAACACAGATGAAAATATTTTAGTTGGTATTGGCACTGCCACTGGAAATGCAGCCACAGCGAATAGTAGCAACAATATATTTTCTCTTAAAATAGCCAACACATTAAGTACTTCTAATATTGTAGCCGCCAATCTGACAGGTACAATTAGAACAGCCGCACAACCAATCATTAC